CCGCGGCAGGAGCTGAAGACCACGCTGAGCGAAGCGGACAAGCACAAGGACACCTTGCTGTCGGCCGGCGGCGCCGGCTGGAGCGTGTTCGAGAGCGCGAGCAAGACGCTCAAGCAATACCTGGGCGTGTACGAGAAGTTCGAGGCAGTGCAGACGCAGGCCGCGCCGCTGAGCGCCAGCGATCGTCTGTTGCGCCAGAGCGGGGCGGATCGCTTTGTGACCACGGCCGGCGCGTTCCTGCTCAATCGCTTCCCGCTCAACGGCGTGCAGGACAAGGTGGGCAACGCGCTGGTGCGTTTCGTGCTGATGACGCGCGGGTTGATGGACCAAAACGAGGCCTCGAACCTGATCAGCGTCGAGGCGAGCACGGGCGCGAGCATCCGCAACTACTTCCTGGAGCGCGTGCAGCACTACCGCAGCCAGCAGCTGACCAGCGGCACGCCGATGATGTATGCCCTGCGCGATGTGGAGCGGCACAAGGGCACCGAACTGATGCGCCAACGCTGGGCGCAAGCCAGCCAGAGCAGTCGCAATGCGGTGCGATTGGCCTCGCTGACCGGCGTGCTGGAGCTGGTGAACTTCATCAACCTGCTGGCCAAGTCGGACAAGCAAGCACGCGACTACGGCAGCCTGGTGGCCTCGGGGGCCTCGCTGGTGTCGGTGTACACCAGCATGGCCGAGAAGGTGAGCAAGGAATTCTTCGGCGACGCCAGCCGCAGCGTGTCTAGGATGAAGGCCATCGGTGGGTGGTTGGGTGGGTTTGGTACGTATATTGGGGTTTATTATGATCTGGGTGATCTTGCCTCTAACAGAGCAAAGGGGGATTATCCAATGATGGTGATGTACATATTGAAATCGCTCTCCGGCGTTTTGGTTGGCGGAGCACAATTTCTTACCGCACTAACCTATTCGGCGCCCGTGCTTGAACGGGCAATAGGGCGAAAAGGTTTGGTGATATGGCTTGATGGACTGAAAGCAGGATTGCAAGCGGCAGCAGCTAAGGAAGGCGGGGAAGTGCTGGCAAAGATGTCAATGAGGAAATTGGGGGGCTGGATAATAAGGCTTGGTGGTTGGGAAGTGACAATAGCTCTGCTGGCAATCGATGTTCTTATATATGCGCTCGACGCTGATGCCCTCGAAAAATGGTGTGAAAGCAATAGGTTTGGAAAGATCGAAGAGGGCGGGTGGTTGGGCTTCGGCGCAAGCCAGCCGCGCTATAAAGACATCAAGCAACAAGATGAGGAATTTAAGAAGGCAATCGGGCAGGTGACTGTGCGCCCGCACTGACGAGCAACTGAGGCACTTTTGAATGAACTCTGATCCTGATGGCGAGGTAAAAGTTTTAAGTGGCGCCCTTAAGAATGTGAATGTCACTAACACCACGGCTGAAGTCTTCTTTCGTGCTGGAGATCGTGAAGGCATGGCTGCGACTGGCGCTGCAGCCGCCGCTTTAGGGCTAAGTGGTGCAGCGGCCGGTATAGTCGCTATGTCTATGGAAGAAATGAGTGAGCCAGTTTCCCAAGTGAGTTTTGAGCTTGAGGGTATTCGTGTTAATGCTCTGCTGTGGAATTGGCCCTTTAAAGAGGGTGACGAAGTGAAGGCCGTTGTAGAGCGCGGGTTAAATGGAGAATATTTAGGGTTTGCTGTACTGGACCCCAAAGAGCGCGTGATCGTGCTCTACCCTCATGTTTCAGCTGGTTCCACGGCGCACTGGAAAGGAGTTATTAAGAAAACGGCAATATTTGGTGGGATTGTAACCTCAATATTCTACGTTATAGCATCTATCGCAGATTATGCTCTTAATAAAGGTTCTTTTATAAAAATAGATTTATTGCTAGGCTGCATTTTCTCCGGCTTGATTCTTTTTTCGTGGCTTGGTTACCGAATAGGTCGTCGATTTTCCTCATTTATTGAGATGGCTGAACCAATATTTATCTCTTTAGGATGGACTGACGTCAAGAACATCAATCTTCGAGAAATCACTAAGCTTAAGAGAAAGCCCACCGACCCTCCTGCAATGGGCGACAGCTACTTCCGCTATTAAGGTTAATCCCTCGGCGCCGAGAGCATGCAGCCGATCACGCCCAAGCAGTAGATCGGCGCGCAACAGGCCAAGGGGGGCACTGTGCAGCTGTCCAGCGCCAAAGATATGAAGGCGTAGTTTCCGAAAACTCCATTCAAGCCCCGATTACCTGCGCTGACCGCTGGCGGAAAGTGGGCGACCGGAAAGCGCAAACCGTCGGCGTGATGCAACAATCCATCCAGCAAGGCGACCTCATGAAAGTCACAACCATCCTACTCGACACCGCCGGCGACGTCGCCCACCGCATGGCAATCTCGATGAATGCATTGATGCTCACCGTCGCCGCCGAGGCCCGGCAGGACATGGCACGGGAGCGCGGCGCGGACTGGGCAGCCGGCGCCGTGCCGTTCTTCGGCAGGGAGATCCTCGAAGCGTACCAGTCGAACAAGCCGGATCGCGACCGTGAGATGGAACGCTCCATGATGAGCTTGGCCATGGCGGTATGGGTCTGCGATTCCGTCTATGGCGGCCTTGCTGCTGAGACATTTGTCGCTTCCGATCTGCGTTTCACCATTACGCACGACGGCATCGTGCGCTATGACCGGCTCCCAAAGCCCGACGATCGAGCTGACCAGGCGCGCGTGCCGTCACCGCCTGGGCCATAAAGCAGGTCGGCCGCTATTGTTCCCGGTAGCTTGTGCCGTCGATTTTCACCGAGGCCCAATCGGAAATCTTCTTGGCGGTCTTCACCGCCTTGTCGAAGTCATTGTGCGTGTCACGCAGCAAGTCGAAAGTACGGGCGTTCCAGAAATGGCCGTTCTCGTCTTGGTAGCCCTCCGGCAGCTTGCCGCGCAAAGCGTTCATGCGCTTTTGCACGTTAGCTGTCATCTGGTGGGCAATCATCACGGCATTGTTCACCTTGGCGAGCGAATCCGGTGTCAGCAACTCGGCACCGTCGAACACGTCGAAAATCACCTTAGTGTAGCTTTGCTGCGTTGACAAGAACCGCTGCGCTTCTTGTTGAAGTGCGACCAGCTCGGCGACGAGTTCAGGCGTCAGGGCGTTAGCTTGTATCTTCATAATTTCGGTGTTGCTCATCGAGAGATTTCCTATAGCTGTAGTTGGCTGTACGGCCGCGCCAAGACCGTTTCAGCGCGGAAGGTAGGGATTCGAGAGGCGAATTCAACTCCGGTTCGCAACGCTGTTGAGGACCTCCACGGAGAAGACTTCGAGGGGCGTTTTGAATCCAAGTATCTTGCGCGGACGATTTTAGAGCCGCTGCTCGATCCATCGCAGGTGCGCACCGGTGATGGTGCTGAAATCGGTCTGTCGTGGCAAGTATTGGCGTGTCAAGCCGTTGGCATTCTCGTTGCTTCCGCGCTGCCATGGGCAGTACAGATCTGCGAAATAGAAATCGCTTTGCAAGCAGGCGGCAATGTGCCGATGATCGGCGAACTCCTTGCCGTTGTCGGCTGAGCGATCAAATCCCCAGCCGTTCGCAGGCTTGTGCGAAGCCGACCCAGCGGCCAGTCCCGTCCACACCGCGCATGGCCAGCTCCCGACGCGCCACTGCGACCGCATCTACATCGCCATGGTGCAGGGCCAGCAGGAAGCGGGTATCGAGCGCTTGGAACTGCTCGATGAGATCCATGTCGATGCCTTGGCTGGGGTACTGGCTCATGCGTTTTTCTCATGCGTTGGAAGAAGCCACAGTGACGCTCTGATGGGCAGGCACAGCAAGCGATCGCGCACGCGCCAGACAGACGCCGGACAGCTCACAACAATGCCGCCTGGCGGTCGTCCCAACTCTTGATGATCAGCTCGCCAAACAGGCGATCCCGGTCTCCAGGGCTGCCGATGGTGTAGCCAAGCTGCAGAGGCACCAGATCCAAGCCGGCGAAGACGCGCCGGATATCCGGGTGATCGTTGATGGAGATCACCGCTTTGCCCCGCAGCGTGCGCACCATGCTGGCGAGGCGCTCGTACTGGTCCCAAGCAAACTCGACGCCGTACCCTTCCGTTTGCCAATACGGCGGATCGAGGTAGAACAACGTCCCTGGACGATCGTAGCGCGTGATGCACGCATCCCACGGCAGGTGTTCGATGACCACGTTGGCAAGGCGCAGGTGCACCGCGCTCAGTTCTTCCTCAATGCGCAGCAGGTTCAGACGCGGCCCGGTGCCGCTGGCCACGACCCCAAAGGTCTGGCCGTCGACCTTTCCGCCGAAGGCAAGCTTCTGCAGATAGTAGAAGCGCGCAGCGCGCTGGATGTCGGTCAAGGTTTCCGGACGCTCCATGTGCGCCCACTCAAACATCTGCCGCGACACGAGCGACCAGCGGAACATGCGGACGAACTCATCGAGGTGATGCCGCACACAGCGATACAGGCAGACAAGATCGCTGTTGATATCGTTGAGCACTTCCAGCGGCGCGGGCCGAGAGCGCATGAGCAGTGCGGCCGCGCCGCCAGCAAAGGCTTCGACGTAGGTCTCATGGGCGGGAAAATGCGGGTACAGGTGTTTGATCAGGCGGCGTTTGCCGCCCGGCCAAGGAATGATTGGACGTGTCATGGAAACTCAGCTATTGCGGTATCGGCACCGATTGCCAGCAGTCTGGAAAGCGATGCGTGATCGCGGTGGGTCGGGTAACCGGGAGAGGATGTCGTGGCGCCAGAGGGCACAGCCCGCTCAGGATGCTGCTGGCGCGTTTGCCAGAGAATGGAGCGCAATGCGGACGCTTCCGGGCGTAAAGTCTCCTCGCCGGTGTGCCAGCATGTTCAACCTTTGCAATCTCCCAGGCTGAGACACACGCCGCAGCCTACAGGATCGAACCCCTTTGAAGAATCCGGTCGTGATACAACGAGCTGCCGCCAGCCAGCTTGCCGTTGAGCGAATGGCCGAAGACGGACATCGGTGCATCCAGGTAATACAGCACTCCCCCAAGCGTTGCAGCCATCGCAGCGGCTGGCCGCGCATCCAGGTTGTAAAGACAGATCGACTTGAGCATGCCTCGCTGCTGCAGGGAATGCATGTAGCGAAGTGTCTCGCGCAGCGCATAGAACTGCTCAAACGGGGCATAGTTGAAGTTGCTCCCGTAGGCCGCATACACCTCTGCTGGCTTCCAGCCCTTCGCAATAAAGGACTGGTAGATCGCCCGCGTCGTGCTATTGAGGATCGTCGGCAGCGGCATCGCCGAGCTGCCCAAGTCCGCATAGACGAACTGGCTAGGCTCCACGCAGGTGCCGCCGATCGACGCATACCCAAGTTCGGTGGCGGAAATCTTCTTCATCTTGGGCACCCACGCCGTCCGCACTCCGGCGTAGGTGTCGTCGAAATGAAACGTCCCGCCCCAACGCACACCATCGCGCACGAAGGTCAGCTGCAACCGGTGCGCTCTGAGCGGCATGAGGTTGCTGTTGGGGTTGTACCCGCCGATGACGAAATCTGCATTGGAGGGGATTGCGGGCCGCTGCGCGGCGGCAATCGCGTGCTGGGCGGACACGCCGTCATAGACGATGGTCAGCACGCCAGCTTCGATGTTGAGTGACGCCACCAGCGTGTGGGCACGGGTGTCGAGCGCACCCAGGTCGGCGAAGTACTGGTTGCCATCTGGACCGACGCCGAGCTTCAGCGTGGAGCCATCGGCCATGATCTCGATCACACCACCGAGGCGCACCACGCGCGCATAGTTGCCCGCGGGCGTGGCAGTGAGCTGGAAATCGACCTCCAGCCGCCACTCGGCCTGGGTGCCGCCGCTGAACGTAGGTGTCTTGAACTGGCCATAGCCTGCAGTGGCGGTCCCATCGCATAGCAGATAGGTCGAGGCTCCCGCCGGTGGATAGTGCGCCCCTGACGTGCCTGGGTAGATCACACCAGGCGCCACGGCCACCACCGCATTACCTGTCATGCCCGGCAACCCGTAGGGATCGTAGCCGCGGCCGTAACCTGGCTGCGGGCTTGCCTGAGCGATGAATCCGGCCTGCTTGGGCACGTAGTGTGCACCCTGCCAGAAGCCCACCGTGTTCTTGATGCCAGCGCTGGCATCGATCGGCGTCCGGGTCTCGTTGACCTTGCCCACGCCGCTGGAGCCACTCAGCATGCGCTGGTTGCCATCGGACGTGCTGTACGTGTAGTCCATGTCCTCCCCAGCCGCGAGGCCAGCGACGACGCTCTCCGCGCTTCCCGTGACGCCAGAGGTCAGCCGGAAGTACCACTCGATTCCCACCTCGTCCACATTGGGCTGGGTCCAGATCGCATCCAGTCGAAATGCCGTGCCCACCCCGTACTCTGTGTAGTTGGCTGCATACGCGATGCGGCAGCTCGGGAAGGCCGCTTTGACATCCGCCGCGATCTGCGCGCAGGACGCGACCCACAACGCCCACTGCGCATCCGTGGATGACTTTTCCAACTCACTGAGCTCCGACGCTAGATACCACCATGCCGGCGCAATGCCGTTGGCGCGGAACAGCGCGATGTAACGGGCATGCATGGCCTTGTAGCTGTCCAGCCATGCAGAGAACAACGCGGTGGTGGACCAATGAAAGAATCCACGCCAGACCAACGCCTGCGACTCAGATAGCCCGCCCCGGTTGACGCGCCCGAGGACGATCGGCACGAAGCCTACTTCGTAGCCGCGGTCCAGCAGGTACTTCATGCCGCGCACTTGCGCGCCGTCGTCCTGCGTGCCACCGGCATGTCCTTGCAGCTGTAGCGCAGTGGAAGCCGTGACGCCATTGACGCTCCATTGTCCCGCGCTTGAGAGCTTGCTAGCGATGTCGGAATTAATGGCCGGCTGCACGACGCCGGGATCTGCGCCACTGATATTGCCGCACACCGAAAACCACTGGGTCCACACGCACACGGTGCGCACGCCGACCAGCCGCGACAGATCATCGCGCACCATGTGCTTGAAGTTCGCCTGTGCGTTTGCCAGCGTCACGCTGTTGACCACTTCATCAAGCACTGTGTTGAAGCCTCGGCCCGAGCTTGAGACCTGCACGGTCGTGTCCAAGTCAAACTCGTTGAAGGGCGTCAACATGATTGCGTCGGCATGCGCCACGGCAGATCCAATATCCGCCGTCACGCCAGTACCGTCGATCAATTCGCGGCTCGGGTAGCGCGCTACTTCGATGCCGACAGTTCCGGCCTTACGATAGAGTCCGAGATACGTGCCGACATCAAGGGTCACGAAGAAATACTGACCACCCTCCACGGCAGCCACGCCTGCAGCCACGCTCTCGTAAATGGCCACACCGGCACTGCCGCCACCGGCCACCAAGCTGGCAAGCGACGGCACGGCGATTGTGTCGCCATCTGGCACAGTCATTGTGACCGTCGACTGATCGCTTGTGAAAAATGCGACCTGCTCATCGGTGAAGACGTTGTATTTCTGGACCAACGCGACGACCTGGTTTGCCAGTTCGGCATTGCTGAGATAGCCGGGAGTTGCCATTGCGTGTCCTTAGCGTGCGCCGCGAATGCGCCCGTTGATGTTGGTGAGGCTGATCGCCTGACCATTGATCTGCGTGATGACGAAACGAAAGCTGTTCGGAACATTCGTCCAGTCGTCCAGGAACATAAAGGCCATCGACGCGTTGGTGAATTTGAAGATGGCGAACTCGCGGGTCGTGATGTTCCACCACTCGCTCGCGTTGTTCGGGTTCTGACGCTGCAGCGTTACAGTGCAGCTGGTAGCGTCCTGACCGTCGCCGGTCTTCAACTGCAGGGCCAGCACTAACTCAGGCCGATGCGACTGCGTGGCGTTGAGTGGAGCCGGCAGCGTGAAGACTGGGGTGATGCCGCCATTGCTGATCGATCCCGACCAGTTGACCGCGATGCCCGCCTCAAACGAGCCGGTGATGCTGCGAGCCGAGACATCGCCGCGCACTTCCACATCGCCGCCGAACTGCGCCGTGCCGTCCTTGCCAATGCGCCAGCCACGGTAAATGCCATTGGCACCATCCCAAAGGTAGTTGAGGGACTTGATCTCCTCGCCGATCTTCGCATTGGTGATTGTGCCGTCGCGAATCATTGCGGCGTTGAAGTAGGCCACACCGCCGACGAGCTCAAACGGGTAGAAGTACTGCCCGTTAACCGTCTGATTCAGCAGCACCAGCCGGTCGGCCAGCATGACGATTTCGCTCTGTGCCACCCCGCCACTGCCGTCCACACCAACACCGATGCCAGCCAAGTATGCCCTGCCGTTGATCGTCGTCTGGACCTTCACGTTGTGGTAGGCCGAGAGCGTACCGTTGATGTTTGTAATCGCCTCTGAGGTTTGCTGCACCGTGGCCTGCAGATCCCCTGTCGCCGCAGCGACTTGCTGCTGCACCAGCGCATTCGCGCCCTCTTCAGTAACGGAGGTCTCCTGCAACTGAGAGATGTAGGCGCGGTTTTGCACTTCACGCCCGTTGATCTTCGAGATGTTGATCTCCTGCTGGATGATCGACTCAGCCTGCCCGTCCACCTGCTCGATTGTTTCAATCAAGCGCTGTTCATTGATCGTCAGCTTCTGGATGACCTGGACCAGTTCTTGCCCGAGATTGTTGGTCAATGCCTTCTGCACCGTCAGCATTGTGTTCGAGAGGTTGCCGCTGGTGTTCATTGCGCGAATGGCAAACGTCCAGCTGCCCGCCTCTGGCAAGGTCGATTCGAACGCTGACGCGTGGGCTCCATCGGTGTCACCCAGCGGGGTCATTGCGGACCAATTCGGGTTGGCGACGCTGCCTGCGATGTAACGGATCTGCACGCCCGTATAATCCGGCGAGCGAATCGTGTTCGCATCGAACCCCCAGGAATACCTGCGGATGCCACCGCCGAGCTCATCGATCGTGAACGTATCTACGTTGACGGGGGCAGAACCGGCACCGGTGGTCGTGTACGTGCCGCTAACCGATACACCCGGGAATCCCTCCGGGTTAAACGGCCGCACGACTATTGCGTAAGTTCCCGCGCCAGGAATACGCCATCGTGCGGTACGCGTGATCGTCTCGGCCACCATCTCCAGCTCGGAGTTCCCATCCAGATCGGACATGACGATGGTCCGGCCTACTGGCCCGGTTATATCGAACGTGGCCACCAGCTCGGTGTACACCGTATCGCCCTGTACCACCTGCGACTCGCTCACCTTGAGATTGCTGGCAACTGGCCGCGTACGCAGCAGGGATTGATTAGGCGGCGGCGCGTATTGCCCTGTCTTTACGTAGGCCCAAAACTCTGGTGGCTCAGCCACCACAGATACGCTTGCCCCCTTTAGATCACTCTCTGGCTGGATCCCAACCACACGAACCCGATAACCCGGTGTCTGCTTGAAGTCGTAGATCCAGATCGTGTCGTGCGCCGGATTGAGCGCACTATCGCCTGGTAACGCCGCATCATTGGGCCAGGCTTCCTTCAGAGTGATCGTCCTCGTCTCACCTCCGAATGGCTGGATACCAAACACGCGGTAGACCTGCTCGCCCGGTATCCGAAGGCCGATGAATGCGTTGTCGGCTGGCGGTGCTGGCACGCTCTCATCTAGGGTCAGCGTTACCGTGCCGCCAACCTGCACGACGGCCTGCACACGCCCACCGTAACCCCATTGCGTCATATCGTGCTGAAGAGCTAGCGGCGTGAGCCTTCGATAGCTCAGATGCTCCAGATCTGTGCTGTAGCTGATGTCCTTGTATTGGTAAAGCGATTGGGCAAGGTGATAGCGTGCAAGCTCAGCTGCGTGATCCTTTCGCGTTACGCCTTCGCCTGTCAGACGCGCGGGGTTAAGCATTGTGGTCACGCCGGGTGCCTGCACTCTTACAGGCAATGGCTCCCACGTCTCGCTATCGTAGTACGTGTACTCGATGCCATCAGCTGCATTGGCCAGCGTGTAATCGACCTGAAACTGCCCTTTCCGGATCGTCGCCATGTTGACGACGCCGCCAAGCGGCTGCTCGTCCGCAGCCCAAACTACGCTCAACTTGCCACCGGCCCATGTCACTTGCCCCATGCCAACAAGCGCCAGGGCGTTGACCATCTCATCGTGACTGCGTGGATCCTTGATGCAGTAGTCGTATGTGTAGCCGTTGGCAGCGCAGTGCAGGCTAAACGCTTGGAGCGCAGGCACGTCAATCAGGTCATCGCTCAGGCCGATGCCGGCGATACGCTTGCCGGTTGGGTCGGTCAGGCCTCGGGCGTAACGCAGGATCTGCGCGCCGGGGTTGGATGTTTCCTGCTGCACCCACGTCGATCCGTTCCACACCTCGGTCGGCTTGGTATGGACGACGCATCGAATCTCGTCCGGCGCGCCGTTGAGCTGACCGGTAGCTTTCATGCGGATGCCAATGCGCGGGATGCCTCGGTATTGCGTATCGTCGGCCTGGACGCTGCTCAGCGTGCTCCATTGGAATTCATTGCGTTGCGTGTTGGAACCGGAGTAGTTGCCCTGCCCCAGGATTCGGGCGCGCACGTCGTATTGCCCACGTGCAACGTCTCTTGCCAGCGTCGCTCGGCGGGTCGTGGCAAGGTCTTTGCTCTGGAACGTGCGCGTGATCAGCGAAGTCCACTGCGACGTGCCTGTCGGGCAATACTGCACCTCGACGGTCTCGCCAACTTGATACGGTTTGCCGGATGTACCAACGCCGCCGAGGATGTACTCAAGGTTGACCTGGATGCGCACCGTATCGGCGCTGGTGGTGCGCGTCACCCATGCCGTGGTGTTCGCCAGCTCGCCGCCGTCTACGGTATCGACGTTGCTGTAGAGCGGGATGGTCTGCTCCGGCATGCCGGAGAAACCGCTGAACCACGTCGTGACGCCTTCGTACGAAGACAGCAGCGCATCCCCAAGGTAAAGCGCCTCCACGCTGGCCACATTGATCCCCGGCGTCAAGAAAAGGGCCACATACTGATCGTTGCCCTCGTAATAGGTGTAGGGGTTGGTGAGCACGTCCGGGGTCACACGGACCCTGCCGAAGGTGAGTGGTAGCGGCTGGTATTGCCGCGACTGGTTCCTGGCTGCACCGATGCTGTAGACCGAGTCTGCCTCCTTAGAGGTTGTTGAGTCCGCCTTGGGGCCCAGCACCTTGTTGACCAACATGGAGCCAGCCACAAACACCGCAGAAGCAAAGATCGCGCCGGCTATACCGCCACCGAAAGCACCCGCTGCCGCGCCCGCGCCCCAGCCTGCTGCCGAGCCGATACCGAAGGTGAAATAGGTCAGCGCGATCATGGCAACGATGTAGAGCGCCTGCTTGCGCACGACGCCACGAACTTCGATCAGCGTTCCGTCTTTGGGCCGCACACGCTCCATGACCTGCACCGGTACCAGCACGCCGTTGATCCGTACCTCCCATGCATCACCAGTCCAGTCGGGAACGTTGCGACGCAGGAAGGACCCTAGCGTCTCCCCATCCTTCATTTGTGCAGCGATGTTGGTCTGCCCATCCAAACTCACCGGATGGGGGGTACAGATCAGTCGGCTGTGCCCTGGCAGCGCCTCCATTACGCCCATGCGTAGATACCCTCCACAGGCGCACCGAACTCGGCAAGTTGACGAATCTTGTGGATCACGGAGCATCCGTTCTTTTCGTTGCTGTGGAGGCAGTGGCCCTCATGGGCCAGCCAGAAGTAGACGCCAACGTGCGCCGGCCTCCCGCGCTCATACATCAACACCAAGTCGCCGTCGCGGGGAACCTGCGTCCGCACGCCGTAGCCCTTAGACAATTGGCCCAGCGCTGCCTGCCCGCGCGGGCCGCGCGGGCGACCGTTGGGAAGCACCACCTCCCGTCCAAACAGCTCCCGCTGTACGAGGATCACCAAGTCAGCACAATCGCAGCGCTCTTCGTCGTAGGCGATCCCGACAAAGCGCTCAACATCAACCAGTCGCATCAGAAGATCCCTGGAGTGAGAAACGGCGTGTAGCGCAAAAGCACAGCCTGCTGTCTCATGAGGAAGTCAACGCCGCATTGCGCCGTGGCGGAATTTGCGTTCACGCTCACGCTTGTCATTGGCAGATTCAGGGTCTGCACGATCACACTGGGGGCCGCCATATCCGCGATCATCAGCTTTGCGCTGACCACTTCGTTGGGCTGCAGAGACTCAAGGTCTTCGGTGATTCCGCGGCCTACATTGTCGATTGTCAGCACCGCGCGCGGCACCTGGCCCGCGGTGTCGTCTGGTAGCTTGAACCCGAACGGCATACCGACGTACTCCACGCCGTTGCTGGTCCAGTTCTGGGTATCGTTGACCAATCGCAAAACGTCCGTAAAGCTGTCGGCACGCACTTCCAGGAACAACAGCACGCCACTAGGCTCTGTCACCCGCTGCCGGTTCTCGGCGAAGCTCATCGCAGATACTCCACGGTTACATCTCGCTGCCATGGCCTATCGGCACCTTCAACCGGCCGCAGCTCCCCGAGCACACCGCCGTCGAAGCGCGCGTGCACCTTCATCCCAGTCAAGGGATGAGTGAATTCGAACCAATCAATTCGATGAATCTCGTCGAAGTACCAATTCTCAAAGCGTATCGCGTCAGTTGGCGTTGCAAAGTCGAGCGTCATCGCGATCTTGACCAAGACCTGACTGTTGAGCATGCGCTGCTTGGGGACGCCGCGCTCCATGTCCGTTCGGAGAACAGAGGGATCGAAAGAGCTTCGCACGGTGTCGTAGAGGACACCTACATAGGGAGGGAAGCTCGCCATCACAGTTGCTCGCGCAAGCCGAATCGGCTTTTCATTGCCCCAGCCATTTCCCCACCTTGAGCGATATTGCGTGCTCCGATTCTGACAATGACCCTCTCCAGTTCATCACCATCCGGCGTGCGCTGCGTCTGCCGTTCCTGAGTCACCTGTTGGCCACTGAAATTTTGAACCTCCACGGTGACGTTGCCGGCGCGCTGGGTTGAGGGCATCGCTGTACTCCCCACGAGGCCGCCGCCGGCATAGCCACGACCACTGCGGATGGTATTGAGTAGCGAAAGGAATGCGCCCGGCCCGCCGATGGAGGCAATGTCGCGCTGGCTCAGTACGCCCTCGCCTTTGTGAACAATGCCCGCAGGCTCGAACTTGCCACCTGGTCCGGTGTATCCACCGGTGTCCCAGCCCTGCAGCGGAATGGCTTCGCGCTGCACAGTGCCAGCTCCAGCTCCACCGCCGAACACAGCACCCAACAGACTGACGATGCCCTTGCGCGCCGCGATCCGAGCAAAGTCGGCGATGATGGAGTTCGCCATGTCGCTGAAGCTCAGTTTGCCGTTCGTGGTGGCCTTGACCACCATGTCCTCGAAGGAACTCAGCGCCGAGGTGGTGGCGCTTTCTACCGCGCCTGCTGCATTGCTGGCTTGGTCGCGATAGTTGGCCCACGCGGCCGATGCCCCCCTGCCCCAGTCAGCCTGGGCGTCGGCCATGCGCACGTAGCCCTCGCGGATCACCTGAACACGCTGTTCGGTCGCCGCACGCACCGCTTGCTCCTCGGCGGCCGCGGTCTGCGCATCGATCGTACCCACGCGCTTGAGTAGGGCCAGTTCCGTCAGCCGCTGCGCCTGCTCTCGGTATACCTCGTTGAGGCGCTGCTGGATCTCGAATTCGCGATCGCCGGAACCCACGCGTGCGACCATGGCGTCCATTTCTTCGCGCAGGGCGCCAGTGCTCGCATCCAATGCCGCCTTGTAGGACGACAGTGCGTCCTCGCGCTGTTTGAGCAGCTTGCGCTCGTCGGCTGCCAGCACGTCCAGTTTGGCGGCGCCTTCGGTGCGCACCTTGGCCAGCTGCGCCTCCATTTCGCCCACCTGCTTGCCCACATCGACAGCGTCCTTGCCAGCGACGTTGCGGCCCTTGAGGTAATCGATCTGCTTTTGCAGCGACTGTGCCTCGGCCACGCTCCCGCGCTCGGTCAGCTCGCGCATGCGCTGATAGTACGTTTCGGCCGATAGCTCGCGCGCCTGGTACTGCGCCTGCAGCAACTTGGTGCTGGTTGCGATCTGCGCCTGCTCAATCGTCAACGCATCCTTGATCGTCTGCAGACCAGCCGACCGGCCGGACGCCGCGATACTGGCCGCGCCCCTCGCCCCGGCCGCCGCTGCAGTGTCGCGCATGACGCGCTCGCGTTGCTGCAGCACCTTGGTGTCGGTAATGCCGGCCTGGGCTGCCAGAGTCCGCATCTCCTTGATGCGCTCTTCGAGCTGAGCTTGCTTGCTCAGGTACTGCACGCCCTGCTCTTGAAACTTGGTGCGTGCCTGCTCCTGTTTGCTGTCAACCTCGGAGTAGATGCCGGCCATGATGACCTTGACCGGCTTCTTGTTGGCCTCCTTTTGCAGATCTTCGATCTGTTGCTGGAACTGCTTGACCAATTTGGCGCGATTGGCATCACTGAGGCCCTGATAAACCCCATTGCCGCGATTGATACCGTCGATGTTGGACTGCAGTTGCTTGATTTTTTCGGTGGCAGTTTCCGACCGACCAATGCCCAGCATGGTGTCCCATGCCTCCTGCGCGGCCCCCTTTACTGCACGCCAGGCACGCTCGACATAGCCCAGGTTCTCCTGCACATGGACCGCCCGATCCTTGAGCGTATCGGCGTAGATCTTGAAAGCCGACGCGACTGCCTGGACCTGGTTGCCTTGTTCGATCAGCGTCTTGATGTTGGCCAGCTGCGTCTGGTCCAGGAAGTGCATCGTCTCGTTGAGCTCAAGCAAGGCAGCCACCGGATCCGCTTTGATCTTGGCGAACTCGGCGATGGTTTCATCCACCGCCTTGCCGGTCCCGGCACGCATGGTCTCTGCAGCAATCGCCACCGTCTCCAGCTGCTCGGCAGTGAACTTGCCGGTGGCGGCCACCTGGGTTAGCGCCGCCGCGGCGCTGGAGGTAGTCACCCCGTCCAAGCTGTCCATCTGCGCAGCCACCTCTGCCAGGCGCTCAGCCGTCTGCCCGGACTGATTACCGGTCAGGATCAGTGCCCGCTGGTAGGCGGTGGCCTCATCGCTGCCGAGCTTCCAGGCCAGCGCGACTGCGGCAACCGCGGTTGCGGTGACAGTGAGTGGATTGACCATCTCCAGCAACGCGGTCGACACGCCCGACAGCGCTGGCCTGATCCCGCCAAAGCTGTCCTTGATCTGCCCACCTTGCTGCACAAGTACCGTGAACCAGGGCATGCCGCCCTGGAGGCTGGTGAAGATGTCCGTGAACTGCGCCGGCAGCTGACGCATGGCCATACTGGTTTGGCCAGCCGAGATGCCCAGCTGCTTGACCGGATTGTTGGCGGGCAACGGCTGGGCGGCCTGCTTGCGCACATCGGCCAGCTGGCCGCGCAGCACCGCCATGCCTTGCTTGATGTCATCGAGATCCGCACTGATGCGGACACGCAGATTTGCGGAGGGTTCGGCCATTTACCTGGTCAGATCATTGAGGTACTTGGAGAAGGCGGCAGGCTCGGCGCCCATCGCCATGCGCACGGCGTTGGCCGTTGCGGCTTCCTGCTCGCGCCGCCGCGAGTGGTCATCTCGCGCCGCGGCAGCGGCATATGCCTTGGCTTGCGCCAGGGTGTAGGTCAGGACGTCTCGTTGCTGGTGGCCGCGGGCGATGAGGAAGTGGACGACGTCTGCCCACCCGGGAGGGTCTGCGTCGCCACCAGCGCGGGGATGGCCCTGCCTGCCGCCTGCATCAGGCTCGGCAGGCGTTGGCCGAAAAAATCCTGATTGAGCTCCACCACTGCCTCCACCAGCGTGGCCGCATCGGCAAGGCTGCCACCGGCAACCCAGGCTTCCGGCTTGCCAGTGACGATCGCCCCGGCCTTGGCGAACGCTTCCCCGTCTTGCTCCAGCACGTCCATCAGCAGTGCAGCCACTTCAATCGAGGCGCCTGCGTTGACCATGCTGGCTGCGATCAGGACGCGGCCAATGATCGGCCGCGTGGCGGTGATGAAGGGACCGATCTGGGCCAGCGTCAGCGGCACCAATTCCAGCTGCTCACCACGGAAGCTGATTGCACGCGTTGGCGGGCTCAGTACGTCGAGATCGGCCATCACTTCTCCGCATCCCAGGTGAAGTACTGAGATACGCCCGCCGGCTTGCTGGTGTCCTTGCTGAGCGTGCCGGTGACCGTCCCCGCGCCATACTGCTCGCCGATCAATGCCAGCTCACCGATGACGCCGCCGGACACGCGGTAGGCCTGGGCGCGCACTTTCTTGCCGCTGCGCGCTTCGTTGAAGCCCAGAAACAGCAACTCATATTCCTCGTTGGGGTTGACCAGCGCTTGCAGACGCTCGGCCGCGCCGAAGCTATAGGTCACCTTGATGTTTGCCGTACCATCCTCCGGAGCGGCGATGGTCGAGTCGGCCGGGACATACAGTGCGCCGTTCTTGATATCCCAGTCCCTGCCTTTCTCATACACGGCGTCGCCGGTCGCGGGCTTCACCCCGGTGATCTCGGCAGCCAGGTTGGTCAGCGGCGTCACGCCATCCTTGTAGGCCACCACGGCCTCATCCGCCACGTTGCCGGCAACGATGGACGTAGCGGAGCCGCGCAGCACGTCGGCGAAGTTTTCTGCGCTGAAGTCGTGCATGGTGAAGCTCACCTGCACCTCGGTGATGCGGTCAACCGAGTTGCGGTTGCCGCCACCGGGCTGGGTGCTGTCCAGTAGGTTGATGCGGTTGGTCTGCGGAGAAAAACTGAAGGCCGAACAGTTGCCGACACCGCGGAACGGCTTGGCTGCGCCACGCTTGCGCAGGTGCAACTCGCCGCTACCCAGGTAGCTGTAGTCAGGGGAAGTGATGGGCATGGATGCTCCTCGTAGGTGCCGGATGCGGCGTCAGTTGATGGGGATGTGGGTCTGGTAGGTCACCAGCGCGCCGATCCAGCTCATGCCCGCTTCCGGCTTCACCGGCTCCATGGACACGTACTGCGGGACCTGGATGCCGGGCGGGTAGCGAAACTGCTGGTCCGCCATTGCCAGCTCGATGTCAGAAACGAGCGCGTCGAGCCGGGCCTGGGCGGTGTCGAGCGGCGCAGGCACCTTAGCCACGATTACTAGCGTGGTCAGCCGATGCGTGCGGGTCAGCGCGCTCTCGCTGGCGCGCTGCTGCTTGGCCACCAGCACGGTCAGCACGGCGGTGGCGTCTTCGTCGACCTGCCCCGGCTCGAGCGTCAGGCTTGCGCCGGCATTGGTTTGGTAGCCGTTGCCCATGCCGATGCGGCGCAAGCAGCTCCCCACCGCTGCGCGCAGGGACTCGCGCGGGCTAAGCATGGTCGGCCACCCACTGGCTGATCGATTCGTCCTCGCGCACGCGCTCAACCAGCACCAGCGTTTCGCCGACCAGCAAGACCAGGCCGCGCTTTACCGGCTGTACCTCGGCACGCAGGAGGGTCACAAGCGTGTATCCGGTACTCACCGGCGCAGGGTCGCCACCGAAGTCGCGTACGTCGCGGTCGATCTGCACGGTGCATGGCAAGGCATAGGTATCGCCGGGCCCTTGGTAGCGCGCGTCACCGTCGGCAAGGCCGACAGCGGCGAAGGCCGAGAAAGCGTCCGCGTCAAATGCCTGCAAGAATTCGCGCTGGCTCATGTGCGCACCTGCACGATCGCGCTGCGGATGGCCTTGTCCAACTCCCGGTTGAAGTAGAACGGCATCAGCTTGTCCCAGGTGCGCTGGGCCAGACCGAAGATGTCATAACGTGGCGTGTAGTTAGCGCGCGAGGTGAACACGAACACGCTGCGTACCGCGCTACCAAAGCCGGTGCCGATGCGCTCATAGATGCCCGGCGCCAATTTTCCGCGGGGGCGCTGCAGTGCGAAGTACCGCCCACCGCGACGTACTGTGCGCTGCATCACCGCCACAGTATTGCGACGTGTGCGGCCCAGGTACTCGACGCGACTACGCTCATTGCTGCGCCGCTTGGGCCCGTCGGTGTTGGCATTCTGGTAGGGGTCACGCAGCGCGCCCAGCTGCGACAGGATTGCGGTCACCTGCCCGCCTGGCACGTTGCCATACTGGTCAGTGTGAGCGCCGCGCCCGGTCACGGCAAACTGACCTGCCGGCATCCAGCCCTGTGCCTGCAGCAGCACTTCGAACCCTTTCTTGCGCCGCTGACCACCTTCCACCTCCGCTTGCAAATACTTTGACGGCGGCGCGCCTTTGAACGCCTCATCACGCAGGAATATCTCGGCAAAGAGCCGGTCCTTAGTCGCCTTCCGGTACATCGCCGCGTTGACGGTCAGCGGAGTCGGGCGGTCAAACACACGAGGGGCGGCACGTTTCCAGGCGTCACGGATCGCGTAGGCAGTGGCATTGCACCCCTGCACAATGGCGAACGGCAATTGCTCGCGCTCCAGCGCAGTGAACTGCCGGCCCAGCAGGTTGTCGGCATCCACAGCGATGCGGATCTGGCTCACGGGGTTTCCTCGTTTACCGGGGTGCCCTGCACCTGGCCGATCTCGTCCAGGTTGGCCTCGTAGAACTCCAGGCAGCGCTTGCGCCCGCGCGAGACTTCCAGCACCTGTTCCAGCGCGCCGTTCTTCACCCAAGCGCATCTCTGGGTCAAGCGCGGTTCGATCTGCACGTAGGTGCGTACCGGCATCGTCACGATGGCCGGCGCAGGACTGATCACAACCGGGAGGGCCGGATCTAGCCGGACGGGGTTGCTCTTGCCGCATGCAGTCAGCAGTGTGACGCCCAGAACAACGGTGAGAGGGTAGCGGCACATCAGTAACCTCCGAGGCTGGGGCACGCGGCGGCCAGCGCCTGCAGGGCCGCATTGCATTCGGCCGGGCGCTGGTCGTATTCCTGCTTGAACGCCTTGGAGCTGCGGTCTGCCGCCGCCTTGGCTGCTTCGGTCTTGTCACGCAGGCCGGCATTGCGGTCCTGCAGCAAGCGCAGTTTTTCCGCCTCGGCCCGGAGCTTGGCGGCGATGGTCGCCAACGCCGCATCCTTGTCTGCATTGTTACGTTCCAGCTCGGCGCGCTTGAGTTGCGCCGCCTCCAGGGCTGCGGTGCGATCGCTCTGGCACTGCTCCACCTGCCGCGTCACCACGATCACCTGCTGCCCCTTGCGGTACGATGACAACGCGGCCACGGTGCACAACACCGCCAGGACGGCGCAGCAGACCTTAAGGGGGCTGCCAGGCTTGCGCAGCCAAGTGGCGATATCCGCCCCCCAGCCGAACACCAGCGACATCAGCGCCTTGAAGAAGGCAAAGATATTCATCGGTTGATTCCTCGGCGGCGCCACGGATAGACGAGCAGCACAGTGAGGCTGAGCCGCATCACCAGCACGTACCAGGGAGCCGCGAAGTCGTGTCGCGCGAGCTCGCGCAGGAAGTAGCCCAACATGCCCACCGCAATGCCGATCAGGCAGCTACCGCGCATCAAATAGGCTGCGCGATCGCGGGTGCGCTGACCGGTCTGAAACGTCAGTGCAAGTTGCCACGCTGTGGCGCAGAAGACCGCAATCGCGCTGGAGAGATTTAACAGGTAGCCGTCCATCAAGAAGCCCCCCCGGCACGACCGGCGATACCGCCGGTCGCCTTCTGCAGCGCGGCCAAGTAGTGCGGCAGCATGGGCTTGATGACAAACCCGCTGAGCCCGGAGAACGCCATGCCTGCGGCGCGCATCGACGGGAAGTACGTGGACAGCGCCACCACGATCCAGCCTGCGGCCAGCGCGAAGCCCAGCACGAACAGGCCCAGCAGGCCAACGCGCAGAAGCAGGGTCAGCCAGCGCGAGGTGAACGTGCCATCGCGCGGCGGCGACACTTTGCCCGCGTCGATCTCACTTAGCAACAGCAGCCCGATCAGCGCGCCCACCACCGCGGCCAGGAACCACGACTGCGGGATGCCCAGGAATAGTCGCTCGGTGCCGGTAATGACCTCGGCCACCACCGCGCCACCGGCAGTGGTAGCGGCAACGAATGCGCCGAGCTTGAGAAAGATGGTCGCGCCGCCGTCCATCAGCCGTTGTCCCTAGCGGCGTAACGCAGGTTGCCGGCCACGCGGGTGGTCCAGCCGCGGCCAAAGCGCGAGAACGTCTCCAGCTTGGCGTAGAACTCCAGGCGGATGGCGTTGAAGACCAGCACCAGGTCTGCCGGCTGTGCGATGGCGATAGCGGCCAAGGTCACCGGGCCGATCACGCCATCATCGGCCACGCCGGCGGCACGCTGCATCCACCGCACGGCATTGCCGATGCCGTGGTTGACGGCCGCATCCAGTGCCTGGAAGGCGAACTCGTCGGGGAGCTTGTCGCCCTGCACGCGCGCCCAGAAATCCCGGCGGTAGATGGCGATGGCGTCGGCGCGGGTGAGCGCGCGGATGTTGAGCTGCGGGTAGCTGCGCTTGCTGATGCCCCACTGGGTTTCGCCACCCGGGTCCTGCGGATCGTTGACGTAACCACCCTCATGCGACAGCACGCGCTCGATGAGCACGTTGAAGTCTGCGTCCGGTGGCGTGGTGGTGGCTGGGGACATGAGCAGTACTCGTGGAAAAAGAGGTGCTGTCACCGCACACGGAAGGCGAGCGGTGACATGCAGCGGGTGTTACGTGCGCTTGCCCTTGACCAACGTCTTGGGGCGGGTGCAGTAGCTCAGGGCATTCATCTGCGCCTCCAGGGCGCGACCCTTGCCGTTTGGCGTCGGGTATTGCTTGGCATAGCGCGGCAAGCCGATGGTGTTGACGGTCTCTTCGTAATCCGCTGGGGCGTACACCGTGCGCCACAAGCCCGGCGTACCAACCGGAAAAATGTGGCACTTGTCCGGATCGATGAAGGCGGTGCCGCCGACCTTGCCGCGGTAGTTCTCCCAGATGATCCCGCCGAACTCGAACACGCCGTAGACCGTCCCGCCTGGGGTGACGTAGCCCTCGCGCAGCACCTGCGCCATCGGAGTACCGGTATAGCTTTCGCGCACCTCCGGATGGGCCAGCAAGTCATCGAAGAACGTATCACCGCAGAATGCATGGATTGCGCCCACTGGCACGCCGCCCAGGCCATCGGCGATCTTGCGCACCACGCCGGCCACTTTGCGGCGCAGTGCACCGCCAGCCGGGTTGGCGCTATCCAGGTCGAAGTCAACCTCAGGTTCCTGCGTAACGCCGAACTCGTTGAACAGGTTGTACATGACGCTACCGTCAGCATTGAGGATCAGGCCCTTGATGGCGCCCACGCGCTGGAACTCCAGCGTGGGATCCAGCTTCCAATGCACGTGCTGGCGCAGGCGCGCATTGACGCGTTCCTGCACACTTTCCAGCTGGCTGGTCTGGCCGAAGGCACGGATGTTCTGCACGCTGTCGGCAGCGACGAAGTCGTCCACCTGGTAGTGCGGCACCACGAGGCCGCGCGCCTTGCGCTTGTCGGTCGCAAACGCCTGCCCGGGTCCGCCGCGTGGGGTGGGATCGACCAGGCGCAGTTCTCCGCCGTCTTCCTCGACGAGGATCGTCGTCGTGGGGACACCCTCCTCCTCCCAGCCGGCTACTTGGCCAGCGCGGCCGGGGACGAACGGGACGTTGTTGATGGCGTCGGTGAGGGAGATGACGCTGAAGGCGTCACCAGCGAAAACATCGGACATCAGGGGTGCGGGCATGGGAATGTTTCCTCGTGATCAGCGCAGGACGATGCCCAGCTCGGCGAGCTGCGCGATCGCGGTGGACTTCTGTTCGGTGGTAATGCCGTCCGGCCAGATCAGCGCGTCGGCCTTGACTTCGGCGTTGCGCTTGATGACGACGATGGCCACGTCGGCATCGGTGGCGTCGGTAGTGGCCCAGAGGATGCCGGCGGCTTCTTCGACACCTGTGGTGAGCGACGGGTCCAGCGCGCCGTACTTGCCGGATGCGGTGGCAGCGCCCAGTACTTCGCCGGCGATGCAGGACTGGCCCGATGCGAGAATCTCGTTCTCGCGCGAGTAGGTGCCGGGGGCCTCGGACAGCAGGAAGTCCCCGGTGCGGTTAAGTTCGGTGATGGTGCTCATGGCGGCGGCTCCTTACTTGGCCGAGACGGCGCCGGCCTGGCGGCGGGCGTAGATGGCAGAGGTGGACAGGCTGGTCACCTTGGCGTCGCCGCCCTCCTGACCCGGACGGGCGTGTGCAGCGGCCGGTGGCGCGTCGCGTCGCACGGCATCCAGCGTGATGCCCCGCTCCTGCGCGGCCTGCAGCAAGGTCAGCGCGAAGGCCTCCGGCGTGGCGCCGGAATCGACGGCCGCCTGCAGCTCCGCGTCGAAACCGGCGCGAGCCAGCGCCTGGATGCCAGCGATGCGACCACGCTCTGCGGTCACGGCCGCATCGGTGGCGGCAGCGCGGCCAGCGGCTTCGCCCTCAGCGCGTGCTGCAGCGATGACGGTCTCGTTGCCGGCGATGGTGAGTTGCTCGGCCGTGTAGCCGGCCGCCAGCGCGTTGCGCAGATCTGCGGTGGTGGAAACCGTGACCTGCCCGTTGGTGTTGCTCATGGGCGTCTTCCTCTTGGGAGTGCTGGCGGAACCGGCCAGCTCGGTGATCACGGCTTCGAGTGATCCGATGCGATCGGCCATACCGGCCTTGACCGCGTCAGCACCCAGCAGCACACCGCCGCGGCCGAAGTCGCTCAGCACGGTGTCCGTGGGCACATCACGGTTGCGCGCTACCGCGGTCACGAAGACCTCGGCCAGCGCATCGACGATGGACTGCACCTTCGCGCGGCCCTCGTCGGTCTTGGGATCCAGCCGCTTGTCCGGCGATTGGCTGGAGACGATCTCCAACGTACGCACGCCAGCCTTGGCGTCGCGCTCGCTGGTGTCCAGGTAGGACATCACCACGCCAACGGAGCCGACCATGCCGGTCTCGGCGATCACCACCTCATCGCAGGCGCTGGCTAGCCAGTAACCGGCCGAGGCGGCCAAGTCGCCGACGTAGGCAATGATGGGCTTGCGACCACGCGCGGCATGGATGGCGTCGGACAACTCGCCGATGCCGCTGGCTTCGCCACCAGGCGTGTTGAACTCCAGCACCACAGCCTTGACGTAGGGGTTGTCGAGCGCGGCCTGCAGGTCGGTGGCCAGCACCTGCGTGCTGGTAGCGCCGGAGATGGCGGTGAACAGGTTGGCGTAGCGGAACACCGGGCCGGTGACCGGAATCACCGCCACGCCATCGCGCATGGTGACGCTGCGTGCATTGTCGAGCGGGCGGCCAAGACGCGTCTGCAGCGCCTGCGGGTCGCCAGCGCGCTCGGCAACGCTGAGAATAGTTTCCAGCGATTCGCGCTGAATCAGCCAAGGGCGGCTGGCAGCCAGATGATAGGCGTCGGTCATGCCGCCTCCTCCGGGGTAGGCACCGCCTCGTCTGCCGGCGGCTGGACGTCGGCGATCGCCGCTGCAGGCTGCGTGGGCGGAACGGGCGCATACAGGCCGTCGGCGCGGCGACGGTTCACCTCGCGCACGCGCTGGGCGTACACGGCGTTCCAGTCCTCACCGTTCATGGCCGCGGTTTCCATGGCCTCGTTGCTGACGCCGATCTCGATACGGGTCTTGGCGGCGCCGGCTTCCTTCTGCTCGTCCATCGAGCCGCGGGCCGGGCCGATCCACAGAGCGCGCGTCCAGGCACGGCGGCGAATCGGATCGCCATAGCCAGGCAGCACCAGGCGCCCGGCAGCAACCTCCTCGTCGATGTGCAGCGCGTACAGCGGCTGGCAGAACTGCTGCACCAGATACCAACGCCGCAGGTTGAAGAAGCGCCAGGCTTCGAGCATGGCGGCGCGAGCAGCGGAATAGCTGCGGTCGAACTGCAGCATCAGCACGTCGAGCGGCAGCTCCAGGCAGGCGCCGATCTGCTTCACCACTGCGGTGAAGAACGGATCGAAATTGACGTTAGGACGGTTGAGCGCCTGGCTACTGGCTTTTTCGCCCGGCGCCAGATCGACCACCGCGCCGTTGCCCAGTGCGATGGAAGGCTGGTCGTCGGTTGTGCCGAACAGCCCAAGCGCGTTGCCCTCGCTGTCGGCCAGTTCCTTGTCGCGCTCGATGAAGACGGTAAACATTGCGCTGATCACCGCGGCCATCAGCTCGGCATCGCCGTACCGCTCCAGCTGCTTGAGCGGCTCCAGCACCGGCGCCAGATACGGCGCGCCGCGCACCTGACCGGGGCGCTCTTTGTCGTTCCAGATGTGCAGCACGCGGCGGCGCCCGGTGTCGCCGCCGAAGTACGGGTAGTACTGCCAGGCCGCCATCCGCATATCCACGCGGTCGCCTGGATGGGTGTTGCGAATCCAGCAGCCCACCGGCGTGGCGCCGGAGATGACGATGCCGTCGATACAATTGGGCGTGTCGCCGGCCTCGTTGGGGTTGCTGACGCGGTCGGCCTCCACCAGCTGTACCTTCAATTCGGACACGCCGCCGAGGCGCTGCTCATGTGGAGTGAGCACGAACACGTCACCGCTGGCCATGGCTGACAGCAGCGCCAGGGCTTGCAGCCCGTAGAAGTCGAGCGCGGCCTCAGCATCGCATTCGGCAGGCTCTTCGGCCCAGCGCTCCCAGCTGGCGCGCAGTGTGGTGCTGATGCGCTCGGCCTCATCGCCGGTGATGCCCAGCGCCTCATGGTCCACCGCCGGGCGACACACCAGGCCGGTGCCGACGATGCTGGTCCGGCAACGCAGTAACGCGCTGCGCGCGATGGGCGCGTTACGCATGGCATCGCGGCTGCGTGCACGCAGCGTGGTCAGTTCGTAGTGCTGCAGGTCTGCGGTGGCGCTTCCGCTGGGAGCGATCCAGCTCTGCAGGCTGCGCAGCGTGCGTGAGGCACCCCGCCAGCGGGTTCCTTGCACCTCATCAGCGCTCGCAGCCGCCCGCGGCGTCTGCGCTCCCAGGGCGGCACGCACGGCGCGATCCAGAGCGACGGTGCCACGCAGGCGGTCGGCGGCAAGCATGGCCGTGCCCATCAGCGCGGCACCACGTAGGCGATGCGGCCGCGGCGCGGCGCCCTGCCGGTGATGGTGCGGCGCAGCTCGGCGATGTATGCCTCCAGCGCGGGCAGCTCGGCTTTGGTGTACTCCACCCGGCGCTCACCGAACGACAGCGACGCCGTCGCCTTACCCAGCAGCAGCTGGTGGCGGACGGCGAGCGCCTCATCGAGATGTTGCTGCGGTGGTGTGGGCATGGGCATCCATCGGCTTGGTCACCGGGGCCCGAAACGACGAAGCCCCGCACGATGGCGGGGCTTCGCTGGTCGCGGCACCTCGCCGCTGACCTATTCTTGGCATGCAATGTCTAGACGCAACTGGTTTGTGCAGAATTTTCAGCGCGAGCGCGCGCCGGACTGGCGCCGCTAAAACGGCCTCGAAATATAACCGAAGATATTCCCAAGAGCCGCATCCTACTCGGCCACCTCGCCGCCCTCCATCTGCAGCGCGTGCTGCCGGGCAGCATCGGGAAACGGCAACTCGTCAGACCTCATCACCTTGAGATTGATGCGCGCGGCGCAGGCACGCACGCCAGCATCATTGGAGACCATGAGCCGTGCGCCGTTGGCCTTGGCGATCGCCACGATCTGCGTGTCGTATTTCACCTTCTGCCAGGCCTCGGAAGAGCCGTCTCTCTTGTCGCCGCGTCCGATCGCAGCAGCGTGCATCTGTGCCGCCTCAAAGGCCGCTGCGATGTCGAACTCCGCCACCTTGACGGCCGCACGCTTGTCGAACGCCTGGACGAACTCAAGACCTGCCTGGTCAGCCAGAATCAGATACTCCGCCAACGCAGGCGTGGGGATGATCGCCTGGCCCTTGCGCTTGTCGATGGAAGAAAACAGGTGAACCAGCCTGATCTTGTCATCGCAATCAGGTCCGGTCAGACAGATCAACGCATTGCAATCAAAGGCGACGAACGCGGGCAGCTCATCCATGCTCAATGGATCCCCCGGAGCTCGCGCCACACCGCCATTGGGTCATCCGCCTCAGCCCACCCATTGCCAGGAATGGCGGCAAGGCCTGCCATCACTTCGACCAGCGGCGTTTCATCGAGCTGGTCATAGCTATCCACCACGCACTTGCCGCTCTCCGGCACCCAGCCATCTTCAGTGCGTTGCCAGCTGCCATGGACGCGCAGCCGCACCATGCCACTACGGAAATGCCGCAACAGTTCACGCGCGAGCGCTTCATCGCGCACCACAAGGTTGTGATCACGGCTCATCTGGTCGCGCACGTAGAGGTGCATGGTGTCATCAGCCCCCTTGAGGCCGGTCACGATGCCGTCAACGGCGCCGTGCTTTTTGACGGTCATGGCTTGCATGGGAATCTGCTCCTCCGAGCGGAACAGGCAGAGCACCTTGCCCTCATTATCCTTAAGTTCGGCCTCACGGAAGCCGTCCCGACCCATGTAAGTTTGGAGAGCTTTCAGGTGCCGCGCTGGCCGGCTGGTGGGCCTGTACTTTGCTTCCTGAACGCGTCTCCACACGCTTTCCCTCCGGCGCGCCGAAACCTTGCCCTTCAAGCCGATGCTGGCATTCTTGATGCCCACGAACACCGGCTTGTTCTCCAAGCCCAGCAGCTCAGCGAACTCTTTGAGGTAGTCGGCCAGCTTGTCCATTGGCAGCGTGGCCGGGCTGGCGCCCGGAATGCGCAGCATGTAGGTCCATCTCGGCGTACCCGCCATTTTCCGATCCCCCGGCGTCACCGGCGGGCAATATCGCCCGCGCATGCTGGCGATATTGCCATGCGCGCGCGTCAACTGCACACACCGCAGCGCTGGCCCGTCATGTAGTCTGGCAGCCAGCCGGCGCACTGGTAGAAGCGTTGCTTGACGCCGTTGCGCCGCCGCTCAACGAGTTGCCAGCCGCGGCGGGGCAGGAGAAGGTCGACGCGGACTCGGATGCCACGATCGGTGGCGTGGACGCCGAGCTCGGCAAGCGCTTGGCACAGTGTTGACTTTCTCGCGGCCTTGCAACCAGGCGATCATGTCGCTGTATCCGCGAAATTCCTTTGCCTCGCCGCCCAACAGCGCCGGCATCCCGACCTCAACCGCGAGATCCTCCGCAGCCAGCTCGTGCACCAGGTTCACGTCGGTGGCCCGCAGCGTGGCGGCGTTGGCCGCAGTGACTGCGCGGGCGCGACTCATGCGCAGGGCGTGGCCGCAACGCACCAGCGCCGCGAAGCTACTGCATACCAGCACGTCGGCGCGGTGCTGCGGGGCCGGCGGCATTGTGGGCACCGGCGGCTCGGCCGGCTTGGCGCCCTCCAGGCCGTAGGTGCCGGCGCGACTGTGCACGAAACCGGGGCATGCACGCGGGCGGTGAGCGGAGTCATCAGGCAACCTCGCTCGACGCTGCAAACGAAAGCGCCCCAGCCACGAACGCATGCGCCGACGCCAGATAGGCGTAGTAGCTCGCACGGCTGATCTTGAGCCCGAGGCGGGCCATGCGCGCGAGCCGGTCAGCCTCGCTCAGGCTCGCCATGCAGTATTCGGTGCGCAACACACGGGCTTCCTTCCAGCGGCCGGTTTGTTCCATGCACTGCACGATGGACTCAACACGCATTGCGTCTGCCGCGAGCTGGGCGATGTCGCTAAATACATCAACGCGCTCGGTGCCCGTGGCTGTGGTGCGTAGCACCTGGTCGCCCGCCACGGCGATGGCCCAGCTACGCAGCTGCTGGTTGAGGGGGGTATCTGCCCGCACTCAGCGCACCCCCGAGCTGCGCAGACCACGACGGAAGCGCGGAACTTGGACAGGGAATGTTTCACGGGAATCCGCCGGAGTAGGCGCAGGCGCCACCATTGCAGATGTTTCACGAGAATCATCCGTAGGCATGTTGAATAGCCCCGGCGCTGCTGGCTGATACTGCTGCTCCAGCGCCTCCCACTGCGAGTCGCGCACCACGTCGGCCTTCACCGCCGGCGCGAGCGACGACCAGACGGCGTACACCAGCGTGTCGAGCGGCTCATTGCGGGCACCCTTGGGCTTGATCCAGTAACCGGATTCCTTGTCGTAGAACTCGACGGTGAGGCCCTTGTAGTAGGCGGGTAGCAGCGCACCGGGATCTGGATTGATCGGGTCCGAAATCTCGTCACCGCGTCCGCCAGGAAAGCGCAGCATGCGGGCGGCGATGTCTTCGGCCTGGCCTTCCGCCTCTGCCTTCTCCTTGGCGGTCACTTCCGCGCTCAGCCACCCATACACCATGTGCTTGAGCACCGACGTGCCTACACCCCACACACCCACAGTGCGCGCGATGGTCTTGTCCCTCGCGTTGACCTCTGTCTTCAGCGGACGGTAGACGGCGCGTTCGTTTTTGCGCTCATTTCGGCCACGGATCAGGTAGACCGTCTGTTTGATGTAGCCACGCGGCGTCTGGATGATGCGCGCCTGGCCGGACTGGTTGACCAGCGACTTCACGAACTGCGCGACGCTCTCAGTCCAGTTGCCGCCATCCAGCGCAACGGCTGTGATCGGCATATCCATTCCACGCGCGGTCTTCCAGGTGCCGACCAGGTACTCGTCGAGTTGGGTGTAGGTGTCGAGGATGGTGGGATCGAGTTCGATGACCGCGTAATCCACCACCCAGCGGCGCTGGCCGCGGCCAGTGGCGATTACCTGGATCTCGGCGCGGTCATGCTGGAAGTCCACGCCCGCCGTCAGTATCAAGCCGCCCAACGGCACGATGCCACGGTGCACGCCAGGCTCGCCCAGCTTGGCTACCTCGTCGGCATCCTGCTCCTGCCGCTCCCCGGCGTAAGGCAAACCGAGCTTTAAGTTGTGGAAGCCCGCCGCCTTGTTCGGGTCGCGGTCGGCCTCAGCCTTAGCATCGGCCAGGTCCTTCCAAGACGGCCCAAGGCCCAGCGGCGCGTACGCTGCCCACGCGTGGTAGCTGCGGTGGTAAGGGTCGGCATCGGGATTGGTTGGATTCCAGTACGCCGTGCCGCCATGCCCGCGCTCGGCGAACATCAGGTCCTTGTGGTGCTCCTCGATCACGCAACCGCTCGCCACGCAGGCGAAGGTGCCATCCGGCTGCAGCCGTTCAACGTCCAGCGTCTGCTCGCTGCCGCAATGCGGGCACTGCACCATGTAGACGCGCTGGTCGCCGGCCAGGTGGCCGGCCTCGATTGCGCTGGCGCCGGCAATCGTCGGGGTGCAGGCACGGTAGATCTTCGCACGGTCGCCATACGACATGGCGCGCGCTTCCAGCTGCTGGTCGGCCGGTCCCTGTCCGCCGATGTCTTTTGGGTATTCGTCCACCTCGTCCATGAAGATGTAGCGCGCGGTGCGCTGGCGCAGCTGCTTGGCCGAGTTGCTCCAGATCACCCACAAGGTACCGCCGGGGAAATGCTTCTCCAGCATGTTGTCGGTGTTGAGCTTGGATAGCAGCTCGGGCATTTCCATCACCGCCGGGTCGAACTTCGACGCGGCCCAGCTGCGCGCCAGGTCCTTCACGGGTTGCGCCACGATCATCGAATCGGCACCGCGGTCGATCACATAACCGGTCCAGTTGATGCCGATCTCGGTAGCGCCGATCTGTGCGGACTTCATGAAGTCCACCAGCCGCACCGGCGAGTGGTCGCTCAGGCAATCCATGATCTCGCGCAGGATCGGGTTGCGGCTGGTGCGCCATGGGCCGGGCTCGGCACCGGAACCCTTGGCGATGATGCGGTTGGCATCGGCCCACTCGCTCACCGTCTGGATCGGCGGCAACTCCCAGGCGCGCTCCCAGGCGTCGCAGACGATCTCTGCAGGGTCCGCCAGCTCCACATCAAACGCATTGAGATCCAGCGTCATGCGTCGTCCTCGGCGGCGTCATTGGATGGCGCAGGCGGTGCCAGCAGCTGCCGTGCTTCCTTCTGCATCGTCTGGGCGATCCGGCGCACCTCTGCGTCAAGCATCGCCTCGATCGCACGCGGATCGCTCTCGGCCGCCAACTTGGCGCGCAGGCGGCCCGGCAGATTCATCATGCTGTTGAGCGCTTGGCGCACCAAGGTGAACACCGCACGCTCCACCCCCTTCGTGCGCGTCAGCTCGCGCGCCTCTTCGCCAAGCTCCAGTTCTGCCAACCGTGCCCGCGCCAGCCTTTCGCGGCGCACCGCTTCCTGCACGCTGGGCACATCGCTCGGCAGCGCACGGGCGGTGGGCACGTCCAGCCGGCTGTTGGCGCCAGCGGTGCGATCGCCGCCACGCAGCGGGTCGGTAATGTCATCCAGCAGCGCATCGCTTGCCGCCACCACGATCCGCTTGCCATCGGCATGCATCACCAGCTTGCCGGACCGGCGCATGCGACGAATGTACGAATCGCTGCAGCCGCGGTGGCTGGCGTACTCGGTGGCAGTCATGGTTTCGGAACTCATACGACCACCTGTGTTCCGAACGGAACCAAAGTCCGGAACGGAAGATGCGCGAAATGTGGGGTCCGAATTACCCGCAGACGGCCAAGGCCCGGGAGGACCCGCGCCACGGTCGCGCCCGCCACGTCGGCCGCTACGGTCGCGGTTGCTGATAGCTGCTCCTGCCAGTCTGCCCGGCGATTCCCGTGGAACACGGAGCCACGCGGGCACGTCCACACCGTCCGCACCTCGGTCGCAAGGTTTGGACGGCCGCAGCCCTTGGAATCATTGAGGTGTCCAGACTGTCCACACTGTCCATACCTGTTGAGAGTTTTTGATTGATGGTGAAAATAGGTCATGTACGTAGGCGCGCGCGAAAGGTGTGGACGGTGTGGACGGCCTTGCCGCAGTAGGCGGGAGGTCTGGACACAGCTGTGGACAGGTGTGGACGTTGGTGGCGAGGTCTGGTCAGAAGTCCGGTGCATCTGCCGCCTCCTGGCTCGCCTGCTCTCGGCTGGCGCCGGCCAGCCACTCGTCCACCGTCAGGCCAGCACGAAACCATCGTGGCTCACGTCCGCCGTCTGGCCATCGCCGTCGATGGTTCTCCCAGCCCAACGTCTTGAGAATCGCGGCCACGCGCATTTGCTCAGGTTTGCCGTGCTTGCCAGGGTCTAGCCCAATGGCGTGGACCAGGATCTCGTCGGTGGTGGCCCAATCCACCTTGGCGGCCGAGAACTTCAAGCGCGCCGGGTAGCGGTCCTCGGCCATGCGGCCATCCAGCCACTTCTCCACCCGTCCCTCCCAGCTGTCGCCCACGTAGCGCGCCGCCTGCTCCTCAGCTGCCTCGGCCGGCAGCTGCCACCACTCGAACCCGGCGTCGAACATGTGCACAGCCTCGGCCCACAGCTGCTCGCGCTGCGCGCTGATCGCATCGATGCGCACCTCGCCATCGGTGCGCACCGGCAAGAAGCGCCGGCCACCGGTGGGGTCGCGCAGGTACTGGTGCTCGTTGGTTGTGCCGGCAAACACGCACTCACGCCGATAGGAGCGTGGTACGCGCTCGTAGGGCGCTCTGAACTTGTCCACGCGCCGGGTGATCGCGGTCTTGACGCTGGTGACATCGGCTTTGGAGAAGCTGTCCATCTCGCCGATCTCCACGCCCCACGCGCCCTGGATGACCTGGTAGAAATCCTTACCGCTGGGCGATTCGCTGGTCTCCACAAACCACTGGCTACCGAAGATTGCGCGCAGTGCGCTCGATTTACGCTTGCCTTGCTCGCCCTCCAGCACCAGCATGAAGTCCACCTGCGCGCCGACTGAGGGCTGCTTGGTGTCGAACCACAGCACACGCGCCACGGCGCTCACCATGAAACATTGCGCTGCGCGCCGGCTGTAGGCCGAATCGGCCGCGCCGAACAGGTTCACCAGCATGCTTTCCACGCGCTCTTCGCCGTCCCATTGCAGGCCGGTCAAGAACTCGCGGATGGGATGGCGCCGGTAACGCCGAGCGACCGCAATCACCGACTTGAGCACCAGCTCGTCGCTGCACTTCATTGCATACCGGTCCGGGTGCTGCAGCCACGCCGCAAGCTCATACGCATCGGAGTCGATGAATTCCTCGCGGCTACCACCACGCCACGGCGGGTCGCGCTCCAGCTTTACTTGGTTGCTCGAATCATTCAGCCACCAGAGCCCAGCCAGGCGCTCGTCGTGCTCCATGATCAAGATCAGGTTGTGCAGCGTGCCTTCAACGTTGCGGTCGCGGTTGTACGTTAGCTGCGCCTTCCACGCATCCGGGTTGTGATCCCCGCCGCCCGGTGGCGCAGTGCCCAGCCCACCGTCCACGACGGTGAGCGCCTTACGCTTGGTCAATGTCATCCCCGCTCGCCCTCTTCGCAGCGTTGTGCCTGCTGCAGGCAGTAGTCGTGCCGGCGTTGGCAGCGCGCCGGCGTTTCGTATGGGTTGCGCAGCGCTGCCTCAGCCGACGCGCGCCAATCGGCGGCGGTGGGCTGCCGATCGCGCCACAAGTCGCACTGCTTGGTGTCATTGCGCACGGCCCGGCACCACGTTGACTTCGATCACTCGCCCTGCCGCCCAGGCCGACAGCTGCCGTGGCGTCCAGCCATCGCGCTCCAATGCATCGGCGATGTCCCAACCATCGGGCATGCCATCGGTATCGATCAGCCGCACGCTGTGTGCGCCCGCGCGTATGGCCAGCTGCGCAAGGCCAGGAATGTAGTGCCCGGCATCGTTACGCCAGCCCAGCATCGCCTTGCGGCCAGCGGCGTCGGCATCTGGCCATAGCACCACATTGCGTCCTGCCAACGGGCGCCAGTCGGTCTTGGGCACAGCATTGCTGCCGCCCGGCCACGATGCGACCGCATACCGCTCCCACGCGCCAGCGCCAGCCGCGCGGCATTTTTCGCCCTCGACCAACAAAACATCGGCGTGCGGCTTGGCCGCCAGCGCGTCCAGTCCGCAGATCGGGCGCGGTGTCGGGAAGTGCTGGATGCACCACTGCCGCTTGCCGTCCGGTCCAACGCACCACGTCACCTGCGGCGTCCACTTCTTCACCTTGCGCGTCTGGCGGTCTGCGAATTCGGCGCGCAACACATACCCCAGCAGCCTGCCTTCGCTGTCGCGGTATGCATCGGCGCGCACTACGCGCATACGCCGCAACCGTCCGCGCTTGGGATTCCAGATCGGCACTGTCCACCCACTGCTCGCCATCAGGTCCGGCGCATCGTCCGGTACCGGCATCAACGGCACCCATGCCACATCCAGCGGCGACTCGATCTCCACTCGCACGTCGTCGCATGCCTGGCGAAAGTCTTGCGCGCCCAGCTGCACGCACGCCTCATGAAAGTCGCAACCGGTAATCGCCATCAAAAAGCCGATCACGTCATGGTGCGCGCCGCAGCCGAAGCAGTGCACGAAGCCCTTGGCGGGGATCACGGTGAACGATGGGGAAGACTCGTTATGGAACGGGCACAGGCCGGTAAACTCCTTGCCGGTGCGGCGCAATTGCACATAGCGCTCCACCACGGCCACCAGGTCCACTGTGGCCTTCAACTGCTCCACATCGATCTTGGTCTGCGTCATCGTGCCCCTCTCCCTTTCAACTGCTCGCGCCGGGCCTGCGCTCGGTACTGCACGCGCAGGTAATCAGCAATGCGCGCACGGCAGCCGATGCCGCCTGTGCAAATGCTCGTGTGCTGGCACTGCTCGGGCAGCGCATCGACCGACGCTTTCCACTGCTGACGCGGTGCCTTGGCAATGTCCAGTGCTTTGGTGATGCAACGGCTCACGCTCATGACCGGGCTTCCAGCGGCAAGGTCGCCTGCGGATTGCTATGCCCCTCGTCTTGCGCGCGCAACCGCTCGCGCTCGGCAAGTACGTCATCGCCGGCCAAGCCAGGTGCATCGCTGTAGAGCAGGCGCAACGCTTCGGCCACGTGCTGCTGCGCGGCTGGGCTCAAGGTGCGGCGGATGCGTGATGCACCGTCGGTCGTCATGTCATGCACCCTTGCAGCCCTTGGCTGCAGCCCGGCGCACGTTGCGCTCCAGGCGGTGGCACATCGTGCGGATCGCCTGCAGCTCATCGACCATCAGGTCGGCTTCCTGCAGCGACAGGTGCGCATCGTCCAGCGCTTCAAGCGCAACGCCAGACAACCGCCCCGCGTGCTTGGCAACATGCAGCAGTTTGGCTTGCATTGCGGCCACCTCATCCGGCCAGCCGTTGTCCGGTGCAGGTGGCACGAAGTCCATCGCCAGTTCGAATTGAGCACCCAACGATTGAATCCAGCATGTGGCCTGAGCCCGCCCGGCGCTTAGCTCCTGCATCCACTCGGTGAGCATCTCTGCCATCTCCATCGACAGTGATTCGCCCTCTAAGCCTCGCAACTTCTTGCGCAGCGATTCCGCAGTGATGGTCTTGCCACGCCGCCCTGTCAGATATGCGGCGGCTGCGCGCACGTTCCCCGGCATCTGCGATACCGCGTTGTACAGAGCGTCGCGCCAGTAGATGTCTGACCGTTGGCACGTCATTGCGCGCCACCCTGAAACGCTGAGCATTTCATCGTGGTGGCGGCCTGGCCGGCAGACGCACCATGTGCGTCATGTACACCACCACCCCACTCCTGCGCTTTACTGCCTTGCGGCGCTACGACGTCCATACGGGCATCGGTGATGTTGTCGCTGTGTTCTTTCTTGCCGAGCAACCCAGCGCAAAATGCGACCAAGCCAACCAATGTCAAGACCGTGGCTGCGGCGGCGCGGATCAATCCCGGAATGGCTGAAGACAAAGACGACCGGACGCCACGATCCCAACGCCGCCGCACAAGATCTAGCACCAGTTCCTGGCTTGGCTTACGCATGGCTGCAAGCCCCTGCATTCGAAATGGCACCCTCAGCCGGCTCAGGAAAATTGAGCGGCCAGCCCACCCGTCGGCGGCGCTCCGTGAGCGCTGCCCATTCGTCGGAGGTCAGGCACAGGTCGGCGATGTCGCCGTTGTTGTAAAGCGGCAGGCCTACCAACGTGGCGAGCTCGCCCGCGCCCAGGGCGTCATCCAACGGCGTGACATGGCGGGACATCAGGCCACCTCCTGCGTGCCGACAGCGGGGCCACCGTGTGACTCAGCTAAGCGAATGAGTGCCACGCCAATATCGAATGCGACCGATTTTTGACCGTGCTTTACCCGGTGGATGGTCGGTTGAGAGGTGCCGACCTCCTTGGCGATCCGCGATTCGGACCAGCCTGCCCGGACGAGTTGGAGAACTGCCTGAGTGGGGTTGGATTCGTTCATGGCGCCATCCTATACACAAACGAATAGGTCATGCAATACGGAACCGATCTATGCCGCCGACTTATCTCCCCGGACAATTCGGATATGAATCGACTGGCAGAAAACATCCGCCGGCTGATGGACGTCGAGAAGCTCAGCGAGAATCAGCTCTCGCGGAACACAGGCGTGCCCCAGCCCACCATCCATCGCGTCCTCAGCGGGCGGGTCGCGGATCCGCGCGACGGCACGTTGCGGCCGTTGGCCGACTATTTCGGCACCTCCGTAGAAGAACTGCGCACCGGCACCCCCGCTCAGAACAATAGTGCCCGCGAGCCAATGGCCGCTTACCGAGTCAAAGCTGTAGACGGCGAAGACGGCCTGGACCCTGACCGCGAAGTGCTAGTCGCCGAGGTTGATGTTCTCGTATCTGCTGGCACCGGGCTACGCGCCCCAGAATTCGTAGAAACCCGCTATCGAATGTCGTATCAGCTCTCCTGGTTCCAACACGTTGGAGCAAAACCAGAAAACGTGAGAGTGATGCGCGTAACAGGAGATAGCATGGAAAGAACGCTTTTTGATGGCGATCGAATTGCGGTCAACCTCGCGGATAACAGGGCCATTGTTGATGGCAAGGTTTACGTCTTCACGACGGGTGGAGTAGAGCCAGACGTGAAGATAAAGCGCCTTTTCAAAACCTCCGATGGCCGTCTTCGCGTGGTCAGTGACAACCCCGACAAAGCGTTATACCCCGATGAGATTTTGAGCGCTGACGACGTGTCCAACGTCTACTTAGTTGGGAGGGTGATCGACAGAAGCGGACGGGGCGGACTCTGATCCTTTACGGCGACAGGAGATCGATATGAGTCTGCACTCGTGCATGGACTGCGGAAAATTTGTCAGCGATAAAGCTATCTCATGCCCTCACTGCTGCGACCCAGCACTTGCACCCCAGCCTGCGACGTCACTGCCCCCTACAGTTACAACGCCTGCACCACAGAAGATTGATACACGAGGGCAATGGGCAATCATTATCGCCATGCTCATCATGGGCGTGATTCTTGCAGTCCTAGCGGCAAGTGGTTCGCCCGATAACACACGCGACAATCCCACAAAGATCGCTTTGGACATACTTAACAGACAGGTGCCTGCCGAAGCTGACTTGGCACTTGATCCCTCTTCAATACAGTCACGCGTCGCTGGTGAATTTACACACGTCTGCGGCAACGCAACCTTGGGTGCACTTCAACATGACGGATCCCGCTCTGTTGTTAACGAGCGGGTGATTGTCACGTTTCGTACACGCGGGACCACAGGTAGCGCTACATTCGACGGCTCCAGCAGAGAGGAAGCCCGACGAGAATTCGCGACGAGGTGGCGGGAGTCGTGCGCGCAATGACGTAACCGATGCGCTAACCAATTCGTTTTGGTATTGATCTTCCTATTCGTTTGTGCATAAATGTCCTCGTCAGCTCAACAGCTGACGGGCGACCGGCGGGTCGTTCCTGCCGGCCAGTCTTCCCCTCTGCCCGGTAGCAGGCCCCTCCCCTGGCCTGACTGACCCGCTGGCGCCCTCCCTTCCCGGAGAGAGCGCCATGTCTCACACCGCAGACCACCTCACCACCGAGCCGCATGGCGAGACGCTGTGCAGTGCGCCGGCAGCGCGCCGCTGCCTGACGGCCTGCAGTGCCGCAGACCACGCGCACGCCGAAGACCTGCGCCGGCGGGGCCACTCGCGCCCCCGCCGCTATCACCTGGCGCGGCATGATCGAATTGCCGTGGCCGGGAAGCACGAAGAGGCAGCCAGCCGTGACCTCGCGCAGGAGCTGCGGGCATGAGCGATCTGCGCCTGGAAGTGCCCTGTTACGGAAAAACCACAGCTGTCCTGTCCACTCGGCGCAACTCGGCGACAGGGTCGCGGTACTGGATGGCAGAAATCTACTGCCAAGCGCCGCGCAACGCGCCAATCCAGCTGGTTGTGATCGTCGGTAGTGACGATGCGCCGCCTCGCTTCGAGGTCACATCGAGCCTTGATGAGGTGCGCCACATCTTGTGGTTGATGCATAGCTGCATTGAGCTGCCGCCTACGTCGTGGAATCGACTGAAAACATGGGCAACCGGCGCGGACCAAGAGCCTGCCAGCCATAGCCTTGTGGCAGAGCGATCCGCATGAGCTTGGCCACCGACTCCAAACACTCGACAGCCCGGTTTCGTGTCGGCCGTGGTGTTCGCCTGCAAATCCCCGTCGTGGGCGAAACCGTGCTTGCGGTGCTCTGCCCCGCGATCGCCAACAACGACAACGGGCACTACAGTCTCAAGCGATGCGATCGCGACCAGGTCAGCAACGTGCCGGCGAACTGCATGGTGTTCGGCAACACCGCCATCCCCGTGGGGGATGACACGCGCCCGGCCATCACCGCGTGGCTGCTGGCGCACGACACCGCCGTGCGCGAGGTGTGCTGAGATGGGCACTAACTCACCACGTGCAACGGCGCTGCAGTGCGCCGACTTCGCCACCGGTCACCGGGGGCAGCTGCTGTGCCTGCAGGTGAGTCCTGAAAGCGCTCAGTTCGGCCGTGGCCACGTATGGGCCGGCCTGTACGCCAGCGAGTACAGCCGCACCGCGCAGGAGGTCTCTGTGGGGTTCTCCAGCCAGCTGGTGGCACGCCCTACGGAGCTGCAGATTGGCGCGGGCCGCTACCGCATGTCCGCCACCGCGCTGCGCGCCGCCGTTCGGTGGCTGGATCTAGCCGGCCGCCGCGTGCGTCAGGTGCAGCCATGAGCCGCCGTATGCGCATTGCGTGGTGGCTCGTGGCGCTGCTTTTCTGCTACGCAGTGCCCCACCGCATTCTTGAGCTTGCGCAAGCACACACCGAGTACGCGGAAGTCATTGCAGATGGACGCTGACGTGCCCCTGGCCCTCCGGATCAGCGTCGCATTCGCTGCGCATCGCCACGCCTATACCCAGGCAGCGCAGGCCCGGCTGCGCGGCGAGGCACAGCTCGCAGCGTTCTGGTCCGGCATCGCCCATGCCTGCAATGCCGAGGCTGACGACTGCCTTACCGCGCTTCACTCCGGCGTGGAAGACGCGCCGCACCCCATCCCCGGCTTGCTCACCGGCAACACCGACTTGCACCCGCAGGAGGCCTGACCATGCGCCAGATTTCCACCCCGCTGCATCCAAGCATCCCCGGCTGCCAAGTCGGTCACCACCCCCAGTGGGTGGAAACGCATGGCGCGCCCCTGCGCCTGCACACGCGGCTAGGCACGCCGGTGCGCGTGATGTTCCACATCCAATGTGCCCGCTGTGGCGTGGCCACCCGCCCCACCCATCTGCGCTCGCTTGTGGAGAACCGCTGGACCGACCCGGCGGGCTTGCACCGCGTGCCGCTCTCGCTCATCGGCCGTGCCCGCGAAGAGGCCATGGCCACCATCACCACCGCGGCCCGCGCCGCCTAGGACTCCGTATGCCCCTCAAGCCCATCGTGCGCGAAGCGCTGCTCGCCGCTTACCAAACACCAGACCACACCCTTCGCCGCACCAGCGAAGGATTCCGCGGGGCCGCCGGCCGCGCTTTCACACGCCGCGCCATCAACTGGCTGGAGGAGAGCAATCTAGCGGACTTCGATCAGCGCGACTTCCCCAGCACCATCACGCTCAATCCGCGCGGCATTGCTCAGGCGCAGCAGCTCATCGCACCGCTGGCGCAGGCAGGTGCGGCATGAGCAGCGGCATGCAAACGAAAGGGCTGGCCGCACGGCTGCGCACTGGGCTATTCGATGCCAAGGGCGGCGCGACCAGTGCCGATCTGCAGGCGAGCGCAGCCCCCGAATGCAGCCGCTCACAGATCACCCGTGCATTGAATGCTATGCGCGGCACAGGCCTGGTTAGCCGTACGCCGGATACAAACGGCACACGCTGGCATCTGACACCGGCCACACGCATCAAGGTGGCCAAGACCATGACATCCGCGGCCGAAAACACGGCGCGCCGCACTACGCCCACGGTCACCGCGTCCCACACCGTGCCTGCGCATGCGGTAGTTGCCTTGAGTCCTGCGCAGAAGAAAGCGAACGAGAGCGCACGCATTTCGCAAGAAATTGCCGAATTCGAAGCCAATGGCGGCCGCATCAAGGTGCTTGGCAACACCCCGGTTCGCCGCGCTGCTGGTTACCGCCAATCCATGAGCGGCATTGCTCAGGTTTGAGTGGCTCCGCGCACGCAAGCGCTTTTCACACCATCCCCAGGACACACGCCCCCATGGCTGACGGCTCGCACTCCTTCAACTTCCCCGCTCCGCAGGTATCGTGCCTGCGCCCAGGCGAGATCGTGGTCGATCTGTTCGCCGGCGGCGGCGGTGCAAGTGAAGCGCTCAAGCAGGCGCTGGGCGTCGACCCTGCATTGGCCTACAACCACGACGAGTGGGCGATCGGCATGCACGCGGCCAACCATCCGCTGACGATTCACCACCGCGAGGACATCTGGCACGCCGATCCGCGCAAGGACGTCGCCGGCCGGCCGATCGGCTGGTTCCATGCCAGCCCGGACTGCACGCACTTCAGCCAGGCCAAAGGCGGCCAGCCCCGCAGCCGCAAGACGCGCGCGCTCTCGTGGGTGGTGCTGAAGTGGGTCGGCCAGCTGCGCCGCGCAGACGAGCGTAACGGCACGCACACCGCCCCGCGCATCCTGTCGCTGGAGAACGTCTGGCAGATCCTCACCTGGGGACCTCTGATCGCAAAGCGCGACAAGGTGACCGGCCGCGTGCTGAAGATGGACGGCACCGTCGCCGCCAAGGGCGAGCGCGTCCCCGTAGAGCAGCAGTTGCTGGTCCCGGACAAGCGCCACGCCGGCCGCACCTGGCGACAGTTCGTGGCGGCGTTGCGCGGGCATGGCTACTTCGTGGACTGGCGGAAGCTGGACGCCAGCGATTTCGGCGCAGGCACCGACCGTGAGCGGCTATTCCTGCTGGCGCGACGCGACGGCCTTCCGCTTCAGTGGCCGGTGCCGAGCCATCGCAACGGCGCGGCAACCGCGAAGCGGGCTGCGGCAGACGCCATCGACTGGAACGTCCTAGGGACCAGCATCTTCAACCGCCGCCGTCCTCTGCGCCCCAACACCATTCGGCGGCTTCTGGACGGTGCAAAGCGCGGCCACTGGCCGCAGCCGTATCTGGACGCGCTGGCGGCCCTACGCGAAGGCCGCGAGCCGCGCCTAGACATCACGCTGGAAGAGGCCGAGGACATCGCGCAGCGCATGGGTCATCGCGCAGGGCTGGTGATGGCCACCGGCAGCGGCGGCGCGGCTAAGCCGTTCTCCGCCCAGGTCCCGACGATCACCACTGGTGGTAACGACGCGGCGCCCCACTTCATCCGCCCGATGATCCTGCACCGCAACGCAAGCGAGGGAGGCCGCAGTGCACGTCCAGTCGACGAGCCGCTGCCGACGATCTTGACTGGCGGCGCCGGCAACCTGATCGAACCGGCTCTGCAGCCCGTGCTGATGGGGACGCAAGGCTCGTCCAAGGCGAAGCCGGTGTGCGCCCCCATGGCGACGATCACCACTGGCGGAGCCGGTAACCAAGCCCGCCCCGGCTGCGCTCGGCCGCAGCTGTTCGAGCCCATCATCGCGCCGTACTACGGCGGCGGCAGCGGCTTGACCGGCAAGCCCAGTAGCCACCCTTTGCCGACCGTCACGACGAAGGCCCGATTTGGGCTGGTCGAACCGGTCGTCGTGAGCACGTGCAATAGCAGTGCCGCCGGCGTACGCCTCAGCGACGACCAGCTGCGAACCATCACGACGGCGCGCGGCGGCGATATGGCGCTCGGCGAGCCGGTGGTGATCGGCTATCGCATCGATATCCTGTATCGGATGCTGTTCGAGCGCGAACTGTTCAATGCGCAGGGGTTCCCACCCCGCTACATCATCGACCGCACCGCCGACGGCCGCCGCATCACACGCACCCAGGCGATCCGCATGGTCGGCAACAGCGTCAGCCCGCCGCCGCTGTTCGCGCTGGCGCGGGCCAACCTCGACACGAAGCCGCTGCCGCTGCAGGCGGCCGCATGAGCACCCCGCAGACCTCGAAACATCCCGGGAAGCTAGGTTTGTTGCGTACCGACAGCTTGGGCGTCAGTACGAAATACTTCCGTCGAAAAGTCGAGCGGCCCTTCGTTGACCAGTGCTCGGAATTCATTTGCGTACTGCTTGCTCATATCGAAGAGCAACGCGAGATGGTCGCGAAGAACCTCGAAATCTTTCGAGTTGCCGTTGTATGCCATTCCGGATGCAAAGTTACCAGGGATCGGCGCAATTGGCGCCAGTCTTCCGGATATCCGCCGAGCAGAATCATTCAGCGTGCGGCTCATGCCCACGATGGTGGCCAGGTCCGCACCGAAGTGGTCGGGCAAATTGTGGATGCGCTCTTGCACCTGCTCTGCAGTCGGAAGCATCGGCATCTGGCATTCGGCGATCAGCGCCTCGAAGGCTCGCGCCTGCACGATGACATGGTGAGGCCTCCGTTCTGCTGCCCACCAAACTGCGCTGTTCAAGTATCTAGTCGTCATCGCCACTCGGGCGGGCAGCGAACTCACCTCGTTCATGAGGAGGCGAACCAGAATGCGGGCAGTGTCCTCACGCAGCTGGAGTGCGGAGACGTATTGCTGCCTCGCGATTTTTACGGCGTTGCGGGATGTCACCCAAGCCAGCACGCCGATGCCAACGCTGGCTATGGTGGCCCATGCCGACCAATTGACGATGCAGTTCGCGTTGGGCAGCGCGCACTGAGAGAAGCCGTTCCACCAGTCCATGTCGTTTCCCTGAGTCAGGATGCGATTCTGTCATGACAATCGCCTTCCTTGGCCGCGCCCTAGACACCATCCTGCAGCAGGACCTCGTCAACATGCCGCTCCGGATCACCGACGTCGCGCGCCTGCAACGCTACGAGTGTGTCCGCGGACTGCGCCGCGCACAGCTCTCACCGGAAGCGCGCGAGAACGACCAGCTGCGTGAGCAATTCGGCCGCAACTACCAGACCGCCTGGCGCAACGGCCAGCGCCCAGACCTCACCCAGATGCCGCAGCGCTTCGCGGCGATCGACAAGGAGCAATCCCATGCGTGACCTCACGCCTGCCGAACCTCATACCGTACACCATTCATTCTGCACCGGCGGCGATTGGAACGGCCCCCACTTGTGGGCCATCGACTTTAAGAAGATGGAGGCCTGCAATGGGAGCCGCTGAACACTCAACGTTCTGGCTGCTGTATGGCCACTACGGGCCGACAATGAACGTCGAGCAATTTCGGACCGAGTTCATGCCCAAGCTGACCATGAAGACGCTGCAGAACTGGATCGCGCGCGGTGACGCGCCGCGGCCAGTGAATGGGGTACTAGATGTGCGAGACGTGGCGCAGTGGTGGGATCAACAGAGAAAATAACTAAGAGAGCATTGCATGCCACAGGATATTAGCTTAACTGCTTTTCGCAGCCTTAGCTACCGACTTGATGAGCTCCAAGACTATTTTCCCTAGCTCCGTCGTGGGGGTTTTATAATCGCCGCCAGCATCGGAGTGCTGACTTAGACTGATCATCTTTACCAGCGCCATTGCCAGAGATAATGGCACTACGGCAAAAACAGCAACAACAACCCCACCAAATACGAGAATATGCCAGTTAAGCTCTTTCCCCTGCTCAACTAGCTTTAGCAGAAAGGTTCTATCAAGCAGTTCAACAAGAGTAAGAAGCAAAACAAAGAGGAAAAGAGCGATCAATCCGCCTAAGCAAATAAAAGCAGTCCAGCGCATCTGTCGATGCGCTTTATGATTCAGATCTATCTGCTTCTCATACTCTTCCGCTAGCGCCCCAGCAGGGGAGGATCCGCCAGCACTTTCAGGCGTCACCGGAGGATTTACCCTAAAATCATCGGCAGCTTCTTGAGCCGACGCCTCCATCTCTGGAAACTCTCCGGTGCCTCCTTTCGCTCCGCTCATTGAGCCTTAGCCTCTCTGCTGGGCTTCTCGGATCTTACCTTGGTAGTGGTCGCGAATGAGATCGTTACTGATCGGAGCAAACTTCGTTCCCTTACCACCAAGCAGATGCCAAGCCACAGACCAAGGCGTATCTGGCCGATGAGTCATCTCCGAAAGCTCAATTCCACTAAAGCGGGAATAGCTCTTCCATACGCCATCCAACAGCGGTACGACTTCACCTCCCACAGCCTGAGGCATTCCCCCGAACGCATTGGGAGCAACAAGTCCGCGTACGGCACTACTACCGTAATGGCGGATTCGATCGTAAAGCTCCTTGATCACAGGGCCGTGCCGCCACGCCTGAACTTCCTCAGCTATGAGCGCTTGCCCGGTGTAGCCCAAATGCCAACCGTGGGCTATGTACACCAGCTTCAGGAGCTGCATAGGCGTGAGAGCCCGTCCCTCATGAGAGGCACGCTCTAAAAAGTAGTTCGCAACGCTGGCAGACGAATATGGCATGAAATTAGGCTCTGACCAAGAGGGTCGCTATGGCGAGGATCTGAGCGGGTGAGACTATTACACAACCCTGTCTCATGGGGTGCGAGACAAAAAGCGGTCGAACCAACTAATTTGCACCTGCCCTGTACCAGTTAGGCGCCAAATCATTGATTTCGATAGCTATCCGTCCAATCCATCATCGGGGCGACGGACAGGCGCAGGGAGGCAGCGTAGCGATCGGCGGAAACGGTCATCGACTCGGACGGCCGCAGTGGCGGCCTGAGGAATGCAGAGCAGGATCAGTAGCTTACACGGCAGGCACTGAATGCGACTGGCGGTGCGGCGGCGTCATACCGCAGGAAGGCTGTTGCAGAGGGCTTGGGCGCTGGCTGCGGCGCTGGACGCTCGGGCTGGACCGCGACAGGCGGTTGGCTGGCGACGGCGCGCACGCGACTGCGCGACTGGCGCGTCGGCCGATCCGGCAGGCGGGTCTGCCGCCCGAGAAGATCGAGCGGCAGGTGGAACATGGCAAGGCGCCTGGTGCTTCAGCGCTCTCGCGAGCTCAGTGGCTGCGGCTGGCGACGCGCTCTTCGGCGGTCAGCGGCTTGCCGAGCGCATGGTAGGACGCCACCAGGGTGATCAGGGCCGTGCCCATCACCGTGTAGAAGCTCCAAGACATGGCCAAGACATGCAACTGGCCGAAGACCAGGGCAACCCCCGCCGCCGCGGTGCAGAGCACCATCGCCAGCAACGAGACCAGGAACGGGATGGCGGGATCGAGCTTCATGGTCCGGGGGTTCCAATGTGCGATAGACGCAGCATCGGCGGTTCCGGCGACTTCTTGAATGGTTTGATGGGGCTTTTTTTAGCGGCCTTTTTGGCAAGTCAGCGTCTGCTCAGTTATCTGTCAAAGCCTTGGCGCGCAGACGATTCGCGCGCGAAAAAATGCCGGCGCCGAGCCCTTGCAGCACCGTCTGCCGACGGAAATCCAGCGCGCGACGCGGCGGAAAATCGACAGCACTGTTCGCCTTCGGATGGGCGCCAGGGGCAACGCAGGTTGGTGGGCGGCGCGATGCGCTGGCACGGTGTCGACGGCGCGCTGCGGCACCACGGCGGCCCAGGCATCGCCACCTGTACGATCGTTGCGCACAGGCCCGGCGGTCAGGCTGCCCCACTTACTGAGCCGGTGCGCTGGCGAACTCGCCCCGTTGCAGCCGGCTCACTTCATTGCCCTGAGCGTCCTTGAGGCTGAGGTCGGCGCCCTTGGATGCCAGTGCCTTGAGCACCTCGGTGCGCTGGAACAATGCCGCGTACATCGCCGCGGTCTGGCCAGCGTTGTTACGTTGGTCGGGCGCGCAATCGGCCTGCATCAGCCGCTTGGCGATCGCCAGCTCGCCCTTGAAGATCGCGCCCATCAAAGCGGTGTTGCCGCGCTTGTCCTGCGCGCAGGGGTCGGCGCCCGCCGCGAGCAACTGCTCCACCGCCGGAGCCTGGCCGTGATAGGCGGCCAGGATCAGCGCGGTATAGCCCTTGTCGTCGCGCGTGTTGAGGTCGTAGTGGGCGCGGATGAATTCCGCCAGCATGTCCTGGCGGCCCTCACGTGCGGCATCGAAGAAGTATTGCTGCAGTTGCTGCTTGATCTGCACCGGGTCAGCGGTCGCCGGCGCGGTCGCATTGCTGGCGTGCGCTGTCGGTGGCGGCGTGGCGGCAGAGGCCGAGACCGACAGCAGAACGAGTAACAACAGGGAAAGAAGGCGCAT